TCCTGCTGTGTGTCGGCGGCGTGCTGCTCAGTGCCACCGCGGTGGTATTGGGTGCGCGCCGGCTGCGAAAATCAGCCACGAAGATCGCGACACGCTGACCGGTGCGGCTGCGCAAACCGTAGGGTGGGCACTCCGTGCCCACGCGGAAGCTTGACCGGTGTTGACCGCGTTGGATGCGCGCATGTGGCCCAAACGCAGCGCTTCCAAATGATCATTGTTGGCGCCACATCTGCGCATCCGGTGCGGCTCTATCATAAGCCAACACGACGCATCGTTCCGCGTGGGCACAGTGTGCCCACCCTACGGTTGTGCGATGTTGGCACTGTCGCCAGCCAACACGACGCGTCGTTCCGCAAGGGCGAGCAACACCTTGCGCGGCTCAACCCACCCCACGGTTACCCCACGCGCCCAATCCCCAGCGTCGCCGCAAGGTGCGCAATCAACGCCTGCACCTTCGGCACGTGCTGGCGCGTTCTCTGCCAGACCAGATGCAGCGGCAGCCCGCGCGTGGCCAGCTGCGGCAGCACCTGCACTAGCCGCCCCTCGCGCAACTGCCCCTCGACCAGCCAGGTCGCCAGCTGGCCGATCCCGAGCCCTGCCTCCACCGCCGCCACCTGCGCCTCGGCCTGGCCCAGCACGATCCGCCCTTCCACGTGCTGGCGCGCCAGCGGCGCCTGGCCATCGTCGATCAGCCAGGGGCTGGTACTGCCATCGGCCCGCCCGTAGAGCACAGCCGCATGCCGCCACAGTTCGTCCAGCGATTGCGGCGCGCCATGCAGCGCGATATACGCGGGCGAGGCGCAGAACACCAGTTCCTCGTGCCCGAGATAGCGGTAGTCGAGCGCCGCCGGCCAGGTGTCGCCGCCGCCGATGCGTACCACCAGGTCCAGGCCATCCTCGACCGGATCGACGAAGCGGTCGGTGAACGACACCTGCGGCAGCACCTGCGGATGGCGCTCGGCAAAGTCCAGCAACGCAGGCAAGGCGTGCATGCGGCCGAAGGTCGCGGGCAGGTCGACCCGCAGGCGGCCGGACGGTGCGATCTCGTCGGCCGAGATGACACGCTCGGCCGCCTCGAGTTCTTCCAGCACGCGCACGCACACCTTGTAGAACACCTCGCCGGCATCGGTCAGTTCCAGGCGGCGCCGGCTGCGGTCGAACAGCGGCTGGCCCAGGCGTTCCTCCAGGCGCGCGACGGCCTTGCCGACCGCCGAGTTGGTGAGGTTCAGGCGCGCCGCCGCCGCCGTGAAGCTGCCGGCTTCCGCTACGGCGACAAAGGTCGCCAGGCCTTTCAGGCGTTCCGAAGGGGTCATTTTTCTTAGAGAATTTAATTCCATTAATACCGTGAATTTATATCCAACACTGGAATTCTATTCTTTATTACGATGCACGGTCTATTTTTGGAACTGCGCGATGAATACAACAACAATTTCCCCTTCCCTGCCCCGCTCCGGCGGCGCCGCCATTCCCATCCTGGCCATCGCCGCCTTCGTGATCGTGACCACGGAATTCCTGATCGTCGGCCTGCTGCCTTCGCTCGCACGCGAGCTCGGCATTGCCGTCTCTACCGCCGGCCAGCTGGTGACGATGTTCGCCGTCGTCGTCATGCTGTGCGGCCCTTTCCTCACCGCCTGGCTCGCCAACGTCGACCGCAAGCGCCTGTTCGTGGCGATCCTGGTCCTGTTCGCGGCATCGAACGGCCTGGCTGCGCTGGCGCCGAACATCTGGGTGCTGGCCATCGCGCGCCTGCTGCCGGCGCTGGCGCTGCCCGTGTTCTGGGGCACGGCCAGCGAAACCGCAGCCCAGATCGCCGGGCCGGACCGCGGCGGCAAGGCCGTGGCGACGGTCTACCTCGGTATCTCGGCCGCCATGCTGTTCGGTATTCCGCTCGGCACCCTGTCCTCGAACGCCATCGGCTGGCGCGGCGCCTTCGCCCTGCTGGCCGTGCTGTCGCTGGTGATCGCGGTGCTGATCCAGATCAGCATGCCGACGGTGCGCGCCACCAAGAAGGTGGCCATCGGCGAGCAGGCCGCGATCCTGAAAAGCCCCTTCTTCCTCGCGAACGTCGCCTTGTCGGTGCTGGTGTTCACCGCCATGTTCGCGGGCTACACCTACCTGGCCGAGACGCTGGAAAAGTCGGCCGGCATCGCACCGAGCCAGGTGGGCTGGTGGCTGATGGGCTTTGGCGCCGTCGGCCTGTTCGGTAACTGGCTGGGCGGGCGCTGGGTGGACAGCAAGCCGCTCGCCACCACCGCCCTGTTCAGCGCGCTGCTGGCGCTGGGCATGGCGGCCAGCATGGCGCTGGTCGGCTCGCGGCTGTGGTTCGCGCTGGCCCTGGCGCTGTGGGGGATTGCGAATACGGCGCTGTACCCGATCTGCCAGATCCGCGTGATGAAGGCGGCGGCCAAGGCGCAGGCGCTGGCCGGGACGATCAACGTGTCGGCGGCGAATGGCGGGATTGCGTTCGGCGCCATGATCGGGGGTCTGAGCGTGTCGGCCTGGGGCGCGGGTTACGTTGGTTATGTATCGGCGGGCATCGCGCTGCTGGCGGTGCTTGGCAGTGGCCTGGTGGCCAAGCTCCGGTCCGTCTGACTGGTTGGCCAGCCTGGCGATTCATGACTGGATGCCAAGCGCCGCCAGGCGCGCCTCGCTCTCGCGTGCATCGAGATCGGCCTGGCGCTGCTCGCGCGCATCCTTGCGGCGCATGTAGAGGACGTTCATCGCAAAGGTGAGGACGGCGGTGCCGATGCCGACAGCGACGCCGACGTCGGTGAGTGTCAGCGATGCACAGACCGCGCTGATGGCGCCGGCATAGCTGCTAAATTCCGGTACGGTGATCTTGCTCATTACATGCCTTTCGATCGGGCCGTGCTGTATGCGCCCAAAACAGCCTCCGCCCAGCGCCGGCATTGGCCAGTTCAACTACACGACGGCGTGCGCGGTTCATGTTCTGCTGCAAAATCGCCCTAACTTTGCGCTCGCTCAAACGCCTCCCATGACTTAATATTAGTCTGACTAATCAAAACGGTCAACAGTCTGACTAATTTTCTTGTTCAGCAGTCTGACTAATTGTAGAATGCAATTTTTACCATCCTTTACGCGCATGCCTGCCCTTCCCCTCACCCCAGCGCAGCTCGACGATGCTGCGCGCCTGAAGCAGCGCTTCGTCGAATGGCAGAAGCGTCAGAAGGACGCCGGCCACCCTGCTTCGCAAGAGGCGGCTGGTGAACTGCTGGGCTTCAATCAGAGTGCACTCAGCCAATATCTGAACGGGCGCATTCCCCTGAACGTCGGCGCCGCTACCCGGTTCGCCTCGGTCATGGGATGCACTGTGGCGGACTTCAGTCCCCGTTTACAGGAACAGTTAAGCGGCTACGTCTCGGCTGCCATGCCGGACGGCGTGGCGGCGAATGATGGCGTGCTGGCCAGGGCCAGGCGCGTGCTTCAATCAGAAGACGCGGACACGGTCGGGGTCCGGCTGGTCACCCTGAAACTGCGCGCCGGCGTGGCACGGTTCGGCACCGAGCCCGTGGTCGAGGACAGCGGCAGCATCCGGATCCCACGCGCGGACATCGAGCGCGGCAAGCTCAATCCGGACAAGCTGATTGCGATCCAGGTCCGCGGCCAGAGCATGGAGCCGCTCATGTTCGAAGACGACGTGATCGTGATCGATCCGACCGACAAGAAGCTGGTCAATCGCGAGCTGTATGCGCTGAACTTCGATGGCGATTGCTGCGTGAAGCAGATGGTCAAGCGTAGCGGGGAGTGGTATCTGCATTCGGTGAATCCGGACTTCGGGCCGGTGAATGCGCGTAGTGGAGAATGCAGCGTGATCGGACGGGTGGTGTATCAGCCGGGGCGGTCGCTGCAGGGAAGGCTGTAGGAATGCCAAGTAAGAAGCGGCTGCTTTGAGTGGACTCGGCCGATGAAATGCCAGCCCAGAGCTGCAGCCGCAGCGATGCCCGATGTAGTCTACGCCTAGTACAGCAGCGATGGACAGCGCACCGCTACGCTTTTTACTATGCCGAGTTTGCTGAGGAGTACGGACGCAAGATCCCACTCTGGATTGCCCTGCTACTGCGCCGGCGGCTCACGTACACACCCAACGCGGTGATATTCAGCAGCTGGACTGCGCAGGACAATGTGTACCCGGCCGCATCTGCGTAGCCTGCGCGCATGCGGATAAGGACTCACCTTGCCGCTAGCGCTGTGATTGCAGTTCTCTCTTTGCGTAGAGCCGCCCAAAAAACCTGCCTGGCCAGGCTAATGCCGTACAGTGAAGGTCCCTCTTCCCCCCACATCATTGCTCACGTGCTAAGTAACTACTTTCTTAAGGTAGTGCGTAGGGCGCTTGCTATCCATCATAAATAGGTTATACTTTAACCTGTACAGTTAATCGTACAAGTCTTCATCCGTTAGATACATACTCATACTTACAACGGCGCCCATACCAAATTCGCTAACGACCCTATCTAACTACTCATTCCAACGGATAAGCAAGGGAGTGCCCCATGAGAATCATCAATTTTTCTGATGCTCGCAACAGTCTTCGGACCGTTATCGACCAAGTAGTCGAGGATGCCGACGTGACAGTAATCTCACGTCGTGATGCGGCTGATGCCGTCGTCATGTCCTTCGATTACTACAGCAGCCTCATGGAGACTGTCTACCTGTTGAGCTCGCCTGCAAATGCAGCTCATTTGGCAAAATCCATCGCGCAAGCTCGTGCAGGTCAAGCGAGGCATCGGGAGCTGATCGACGTACCCGAAGCCAAGGAAGAGCAAGATGCGCAATCTGAAGTTCACGGATGAGTCTTGGACCGACTATATCTACTGGCAAACGCAAGATAGAAAGACGCTGAAACGTATCAATGAGCTGATCAAAGACGTTCAGCGCGATCCTTTCGTCGGGATCGGTAAACCAGAGCCCCTCAAGCACAGCCTGAGCGGCTTTTGGTCAAGGCGAATTGACGAATCAAACCGCCTCGTCTACCAAGCCGACGATGACGAAATAACCGTCATCAGCTGCCGCCATCACTACTGACCGTCAAGGGCTCCTCTAACGTTGAGGGGCCCTTATTCTTTCGACTGCATGAACGTCAGCACAGCGCCTGACATGAGCCCTAGGTCTTCGAAGAGCTGCGGCCATTCGGCCCCAGGTATGCCCTGCATCCTCTCAGGGAGGGGATAAAAAAAAAGCCCCTGATCGGGGCTTTTGGGTATCTTGGCGGAGAGAGGGGGATTCGAACCCCCGGTAGGCTATGAAGCTATCCAGTGATTCTGGAATTTCACTTTCTCAACAAGCCCTTACGTCTCAACGGCTGTACTATAAACCACCAGCAGACACTGCTGTAAGCCCTTGTTTTCGTTCAGTTCAGGTTTCGTAAATAGTACAGCATTCGGCGCCATGACCGACCGCCTTTCCTGACCGCCAGCGCATATGCACGTTACAGGTCATCACTCGCTCTCGACCGGTTCATCCTTGCCGAGAATGACGAGACCCGCCGGGCCGCCATCAGATGGGCACGTGCATGGACGGCCCGGGCGCGCCTCTCCCCTACTTCCTTGGGCAGCCGGCGATGACCACCTCGAGCTTCAGGGCGTAGCCCTCCCAGGCAGCGCCGTCAATCAGCGCAGCCTGCGCGGCGGCCTTGTCGCCCGGGTAAGCGCCGGCGCCGAAGGTGCTCACCGGGCGCGCCGGCACCGCGCCGACGCAGCCGACCGCGACCGGCATCGGAATCTTCTGCGGCCCGGACGCGCAGCCGGCCAGCATCAGGCACAGGATCAGCGCCCTCACTTCCAGCCCTCCCAAGCCTCACGCATCACGCCGCTACAGTCCGGCGCCTGGCTGGCGGCCACGGCGGCGGCGCGGCTTCCGGTGCGTGCGATGGCGGCGGCGGCGAACTTCTCGGCCACCTGGCGGCGCTCGTCGGCAGCGGCCTTCGCATCGCCGAGGCGCGCGACTGCCGCGACCTGGTCGTCGAGCTTGCGCTCCGCTGTGATGCGCTTGTCGATCTCGCCGGCCAGCGCGCGCTGGTGTGCACCGTCCAGACGCCAGCCATTGATGACTGCGCCGGCGGCGACCGCGCCGGCCAGCACCAGAACGAATGCGGCAGCGCTTGCGGCGAGCCGGAACTTCGTCAGGGCAATGTCGATCATGGCAGTCCTTTCAAGCACAGCTCGCGTTCCTTCTGGCGGCGCAACGTCAGGCCGCGCACCTCGCGGCCGCCGACCTTGTTCCACATGAGCAGCGCGTCGCAGGCGCCGGCGACGTCGCCGGCATTTATCCGGCGCGCCATGGTCGACCCGCAGAAGGCCGGCACGCCGATGTTGTACGCGGCGTCGACGAACGCCACCCGCTGGCCGGCATTCAGGCGGCTCATCGGCACGCAGCGCGCAACGCCGGCGGCGTGCCGCTCCAAGTCGCGCTCGAGCTGAGCCTGGCATTCGGCCGGCGTGTAGGTCGTGCCCCACATTGCGTTCTCGGTGGCGCCGGTGCAATACGTCAGCACGCCGCCCAGGTCGCGGTAGGTTTTCAGCTTCGTGCCTTCGAACTTTGGTGTGAACACGAGCAGCGCGGCCGCTGCCGCCACACCGACGATTCCGGTCAGGCCGGCGACGCGGCTCACTTCTTCATCCCCTGTGCGAGAATGCGCGCCAGCAGTTCCTGCTCTTCAAGGTCCTTCAGCCGTTGCTCACGCTTGTCCCTGCGGTCGGCATACCAAGCGTTCAGCAGGAACGTCAGGATGGCCATCAGGATGCCGACGAGGATGGCCCAGTCGTTCATCGTCAGGGTACCGATCCCCAGCGAGCTGGCCGCACCGGCATAGCTCGTCATTTCTGGGATGTTGGATTTACTCATGGTTGCCTTTTCATTGGGCGTAAAAAAAGCCGCTGGTTGCGGCCTGGTGGGCGGGGCGCCGATCAGGCGCGCATCATCTGGGACTTCGGATAGAAGCACTGGAACAGGTCGTTCGGCGTGACGCGGTGCATCTCGTCCGGATCCAGCAGCGTGACGCCGCCGGCCATCAGCATCGCGAAGACCAGCTCGCTGCACCACCACCGGCTGTCGTCGTTCCAGTCGTCGGACTTCAGCAGCGGCAGCGCCAGGGCGCCGGCGAAGTCGTAGGGCTTGCCGGCCTGGGCCTCGGCAAACGCACGCGCGGCATCGATGTCGGGCACCGTGACGTGCATGTCCTGGTAGCGGACGATGCCTTTCATGATTTCGGCCACCGGGCAGGCGCGGCAGCCGTGCGTCATCGACGCCTCGTACGCGCGGTCGTCGATGATCGCCACCACGTGACTGAAGAAGCGCGAGCCGGTCAGCGTGGCAATGGCCAGACTGATCGGGTTGTAGGGCCAGCGCGAGGTAAAGCGAAGCGTGACGATGCCTGGACGTGGGTCCATAGGTTCTCCTGGAATGGGATTTATTTACTGCTGGATGCCGGCCATCAGGGCCTGGAGGTCGGCGACGAACTGCGCCTGCACTGCATAAAGCTGGGCGTGCGCGCCAGCGGGATCGGCCGCGAGGGCGCGCACACCCTCCTTCGCAGCCAGGCGCAGCCGGCGGATCGCGCTCAGCGCCGCGCGCCACCGGTCGGCCGTAGTGATGATGTCGTCCGCTGCCTGCTGCCCGGTCCACCCTTTCGGCTCCGACCAGCTGGCAACGTCGTCGGGCACCTCACCGGCGTAGCCCTGGGCCCGGTACTCGCGCGCCTGCAGCTCCGCCTGCTGGTACTCGAGCGCGCGCGCCGGGTCGCCGATGGCCAGCAGCCGCGCAGCGTCGCCGGCAGCGTCGATCTGCCTGATGGCCTCGGCGCCCAGGTCCTGCAGCGACGCGCTCTCGATCCAGTGCAGGCCGGCCACCAACTCCCAGTACAGCACCGAGGTCGGCGTCGGACCGCGCCAGTCGATCGGACGATCCAGCATGACGGCCTGCCCTTCCACCCCAGGGACGTACAGCGAACCATCATCGGAACCCGCGCCCAGCAGGCAGGCGCGGACACGGCCGCAGGACAGCACATCAGCAAAAAAGCGTTCGATCATACTGGCGTCCCATGGTTGACGATGATGCTTTTCCCGATGGCCACGGACTTCTGCTTGGCATCGGTGACGATGGCAGTCACGTCATAGCTCAGCGTAGCGTTGGTGCCCGAGCCGCTGAACGAGGTGCTGGTGCCGGTCTTCTGGCTCAGCCGCATCACACCGGCAGTGCCCGTCGTGTAGTCCTCGGTCAGGATCCACCGCACTGTGTATGGCGCGGTACCACCACTGATGTTGACCTGCAGGTATCCGTAGCCCGCCGAGCCATTCGGGTAAGTGCCACCACCGGCGGTGCCCGACAGCGTAGCCGCCAGCACCGAATTGATCGCGTTAGCGCCAGCAGCAATATCAGCAGCAGGCACGCCAGCGACCAGCGAGCCAACCGGAGCGCCTACGGTCGCCCCCTTTGCATACCGCCCGACCCAGAGCCCCGCGGCGCGCATAAAGCTGACGCCCGTAAAATCGGTCCCGTCTTGAAACAGCCACGGGCGCGCGGCGACCCCGTTCGGCACTACGACGAGCGGTCCTTCGATGAATGCCCATCCTGCCTGCGCGGCCGGCCGGCGGCACACTCGGGCAAAATCAACAACGGCGCCTGTCGCATCATAGACAAGGAGTCCGAAGGACATGGGATATACGGTGTCTGCAGTAGAGAGCCACGCCGATAAATACAGCATCTCGCCAGGGGTCACGGGAAATCGGTTTTCCTCGTAAGCGTCGCGCGCCCGCACCGTCAACTGCTTCGCATAAGGACTCCCAGGCGCCCCACGGGCATCAACATACCCACCCCACGTTCCGGCCTGCCCGTCCTCAAAGTCTCCTTTCTTGACGAGGTTCGACACATCCGTTGGCTGGTTGCGGATGCTCCCCCAGGTCGCCATCGTCGCGGCCTTTTCCGAGATGGCGCTCCCGATCGCGGTGCGCGCCGCATAGTAGTCCGCAAATTTCGTGCGGTACATGCTCGCTTCGATCGCTGTGTCCTTCGTCGTGTCGTTCCACGCCGGCGAAAGCCCGGTCAGGTAATCCGACAGGGTTTGCAGCTTGACCGCGTAGTCGGCCGTAGGCACGCCGAGAGCAGTTGCCTGGGCGCTGATCGCTGCAAACTCGTTGCCTATGTTCGTCCACTCCAGGATGACCTGCGACTTCTCGCCTTTCGACAGTACGTTGTCACTGCTGATTGCAGTGACGGCGGCATTGGCAGCGTCAGCGGCAGCCTTGGCTGCTGCCACGTCACCTGCGTTGTAGCCCCTGGCAGTCACGGCCGCGCTTGCCCATTGGAAGGCCGATGTGCCCGAGGCGCTGATGTCCGACACCAGAACGGTCGCCTCCCACAGCGAGACGTTGCCGCTTGTTGGGGGCTCTGGAATAGTCCGGCTCCAGCCTGCCGGCGCGGCCCCGAACGATCCGGTGCTCCACGTATAGGCTGATGCACCAGTCGGCGCCGGCGGTTTATCGACCGCCCATTTATAGACGGTTGGCGCGGCCTTCAGCACCTCCACCTGGTAGACGGTGGCGACTGCGTTGGATCGGGCGTTCAGGGACGGATTCACGCACCGCGCGCGCACGACGTAGAAGAATCCCGGCGTGATCGGCGACAGGTAGGCCTGAGTCTCGTCGGCCGACACCGTGGTGCGCTCCCACGTGGGCGACGACACCGCGCGCCATTCGATTTCGACCTGCACGCCGCTGGCCTGCGCCATGGCCGGCCAGGTCGCCAGGATGCGCGGCACGGTCGACCCGTCGGCCTGGCGCAGCAGCGTGGCCTCGCCCGACGTGCACGACAGCGAGGCCGGCGCGTCGACCTTCCACGGATCAGGCAGGTCGGTGTTGGGCGTGCTGTCCAGGACGGTCGCATCGGCGTAGTCCCAGATGCTGGCGTCGTCTTCCTTCAGCGTCAGCTGCACGGCCGAGTTCGGCGCGTACGACTTGTCGGTGATGCGGTACACCTTCGCGTTCTGGCCCAGGAACTTGCTCGTGAAGGTGATGCGCTGGCCGACCTTCAGCGGCCAGGCCTTCAGCGAGAACTCGGCCTTGATGGTGAAGCCGTTGCGCTGGTCCTCCGTGAACACGCGAGCCAGGTTGGTGACGCGCTGCAGCGACTCCGTGAACGGGAAGTCGATGTTCGTGTACAGGTCGCGGCCGTCGGCCTCGCGGTAGGTCGGGTTCTGGTAGGGCGTGAAATCGGTCTGGACGAACTTGTTTTCCGGGCCGATGTACTGGCCCTTCACCCCGTTGTAGACGCTCGCATCCGACACGCCCGGGTTGATCGACAAGCTGCCTACGATGTCTTCCTGCGACAGCGCGGCCACCGGCGCGATGTACTTGCCAGCGTAAATATCCCAGGTCGTCGCGACCAGGCCGCCGGCCATGGCCTGCGCCATCGCTTCGAGCACGCCCTTCTGGTCCTGGTCCGAGGTGACCGTGCCGTTGATGGTGTAGCGCGCGCCGCCGGTGGGCGAGGCCTCGTCGCACGCGTTGGCCGCGGTGATGAACTGGGCCAGCGGCAGATCCGACATCGGCACGTCGCACAGAGGCGACGTCAGGTAGTCCATCACGACCAGCGCGGGATTCTGCGACCAGCGGGTGACGCCGTCGCGCGGGTCGTACAACTTGCGACCGCGGATCACCGCGTGGATGGGGACCAGGCCACCTTGGAATTCGGTGTGGTTCAGGTCCAGGGTGATGACGGTGTAGCACATGCCGCGCAGCACCGAGGTGGCAGGCCACTTGTCGCCCACGACCGAGCGCAGGTAAGCGTCGGCCTCGTCGCTGGCATTGCCCAGGTGCCGCTGCACGCGCACCACCGGGATTTTCTGCTTGGGCGTGCTGTCGCCGATCCGCTCGTTGAACCGGCGCAGCACATAGCGCTCGTACGAAACGATCAACTGGCCGCCCTGGGCAACCGTCACGGTCTGGCCGGAAATGCTGGTGATTGCGACCCGCTGCATCTTCGAGCCGGCGCCGGAGAAGACCCAGACGGAGTTTGGAATTGGCGGGAAGCGCAGGGTGAATGTCGGGCCGGTGACGATCTCCTCGGTCACCTCGTTGTCCGGGTCAACCGCAAAACGGCCGGCGGTCGGGTCGCCGTTGTTGTCCAGGGCGTCGACGATGGCGTTGTTGACCCACACTTCCTCGATCGCGTCGCACTCGTGCGCGGCGTGCACGCACACCAGGTGGCGGAACTGGTCCTTGTCGCCGCTGGTGAACATGGCCACGATGTCGGCGCCGACCTTGGCCCGGCCGTAGATGTAGCGGTGCGGCGCTTCGGTAGCGATGCGAGTGACCATCCGGTCCTTCATCGAGTCGCGCACGGCGTCTCGCGCGGCGCGCTCGGCCTTGCGGGCCTGGGCGGCGCCATAGATCGCGGCGCCGGCGCTGATCACGACGGTGGCCACGGCGATCACGCCGGCGTAGGCGGCGGCCCAGGCGGCGACAGCGGCAATTACTGGTGGCATTCGGGTGTTCCTTTATTTTCCGGAGCGTGGCTCCAGGCGTACTGCGCTTCGAGCCGGTCGAGGAACGTCAGCCCCTCTTCGCCGACGGACACCACGTGCGGGCCGCTGAAGATGAAGGCGGTGCCGCGGATGATTGCGAGGTCGCCGTCAGCCGCGAAGTGCGGGTTGATCTGCGTGAGCTCGGCATCGAACAGCGCATCCAGGCCGCCGAGGTTGGCGACCTTGCGCGCTGCCTCGAATGCGCTGGCCCAAGGCTTGTGCTGCGTGAGGTAGTCGCGGCCGGTGGCGATCTCCAGCCAGCCCACGCTGAACAGCACGCAGTCGTGCACGCCCCATTCGAACGGCCGGCCCAAGTGGCCAGCAATGTAGTCGTGGAGTTTCATCCTTGTTGAAACCGTTTCGAAAGCCATACAGAAGGATTACTGATCAGGTCGTTGAGGTAGTCCAGCCCGGTATCGCTCGGGTGGTCCTTCTTGTGCTGCGCGGCGTTCAGACGGAATGCCGGCCGGCGCTTCAGCCCATAGGCGCTGGTCTCGCACCGCAGGGTGATCGTTCCGCTCTCGTCGTCGACGCCCACGCTGAGCGTGTCCATCACGCCCGACCAACACTTCTCGGGCGTGCCCACCAGCTGGAATGACTCGTTCAGCGGGCACATGTACATCCTGGCGGGCCGGCCGCGGTATTGCTCGACGGCGCCGACGGCGAGCGCGAGCCAGGCCGGCTGCGCCGCATTGAGCGTGAAATTCAGGGGCTTCGATTCCAGGCCGTCCGATTCCTGGATGGCGCCGATCGTGCCGATCGTGCCGACGCCCGACCACTCGTAGCCGCCCCAGGTGATGGGGATGTTGGCGGTGGACACGCGCGAGGTCGCAGAAGCGAACTCGAACTCGACGAAATAGACGACCCTGGTAACCGGCTTGGCCAGCTCGGCGTTCTGTGCTGCAGTAGTCATTGGGGCCTGAAAAAAGAAAAGCCCCTAGAAAGGGGCTTCGGGTTGTACTGGTTTTGCTTACGGTCGCCAGTCCTCGATGAGGCTGAGCGTAATGGGCTTGACGATGCCGCCGGGACTATGCTCCCAGGCTGCCTTCGAGTCGGTGCGCCGGAAGATCGCCTTGGGGCGATCCCAGGTGACGACGGCGCCGGCGGCGAGCGCATTGCGCAGCGACGGCTCGAAGGACACGGCGATGACGCCGGAGCCGTTGGCCACGGCGTCGGCCGTGAGCACGACCACCTGCTGCGTGAGGCCGGAGCCGACGCCCAAGTAGTCGCCGGCGAGCAACGTGCGGCCGCTCTGCCCCGATGCGGTGACGGTCATTGCCGTCGCGCCCTGGGCCGTGGCTGCCGCCGTCATCGTGCCGCGCATGGTGCCGCGCGGGATCGGCTTGCCGTGATTCCACAGGGCGACCTGGTTGGTGCGGCCGCGCAGCTGCATCATCAGCACCTGCCACAGTTCCGGGCGCTTCAGGCTCGACGTGATCGTGGTTGACCAGACCGGCGCGCTCCCCTCCACCGCCTGGGCACCGAACATCGAGCGGAACTCGACATCCATGCGCTGCTGCTCCCAGGTCTGGGCCGCGACCGAGAACCCGGCCGGGACGTTTATTACTGCCATCAAATCCTCCCTGCGCGCTGCAGCCGGTCGACCAGGTCGGCGTTGGCCTGCTGGGCCACCATCTGCATGTCACGCTGTACCTGCGCCCGGTCGCTGCGCGAATCGATGTTGAAGTTCGGGGAGTACGTGACGCTGAGCGCGCCCCTGCCGCCGGCGCCGCCGTTCGCGGCCAGACCCCGGATTACTTCGGCCTGGGCCTTCGGCAGTACCATCTCCTTCTCGTGCAGCTGGGTGACCGGGTTCACGCCGGCCGGGATGTCGTAGCCACCCTCAGCCGACGCGATCGTGGTACCGATAACGATGCCGGCGCTGGCATAGCCCATGCCACGCACGATACCCGCCATGATCGGGCCGACAACCGGCCCCATGGCCAGCGCCTTCGCGGCGGCCAACTCGGTGTTCATGATGATCTCGGCCACGGCGATCGCCTTGTTGGCAATGAAAAGCGCCTTGCCGAGCGCGGTCTGCTCCATGCCGGCCTGCTGCAAGATGCCGTAAAGCTGGGAGGCCGAGTCGCCTGCCAACTGCACGGTCATCATGCTGGTCTGCATGCGCATTTCCACCATCGCCTGTTCATGCCGCTGGTTCTCGCGCTCAAGCGCTTGGTTGGCCGCCATCGTGTCGATGAGCTCCTGATCCCGATACGCCTGCAGGTCCTTCAACACGTTGGCATGGTTTCGGTTTTCGGACTCCATCGGGGTTTCGAGCGACTGAATGATCCCTAGGCCAGAGCCTTTCGTGGCGGCCGCATTCGCGGCATCAGCCTTGTCCTTGGCCTCCTTCCGGAAACGCTCGATGGCTTCCTGCGAGACAGCGCCCTGCTGCTGGGCGCGCCGGATCTTCTCGTCCACCTCCAACTGCGCGCGCCGCGCATTGGTCAGCTTCTCCACCTCCAGGGCGGACTTGCCGTACAGCTCATTGCTGAACTGCATCTGGCTGATGGCCTGGTCCTGCTGCCGGCTCCATGCCTCCATCTCGCGGGTGAGGTAGGACTGTGCCGCGCCCTGCTCGAGCAGCTCCTGGGTGCGCGCCGCCTGCGCATCACGCAACGCCTTTTCCTTCGCTGCGCTCTTGTCTTTGATTTGCAGGTCGATCGCGTCGCGCGCGGTTGCGTCTTTAGCTTTCGCACGAGCGCCTTCCAGCGCCTTGATCTCCGCGTCGTAGGCGCGCACCGCAGCGGCGCTCGCCTCATCGATAGCAGTCAGCCGGGCCTCGTTGTAGTACTCGAATCCGATCAACTCTTGCCCGCGCAGCTCCTTCATGGCGCGATCATGGCGCACTAGTTGATCCTGCTCCTGCTTGTAAACACGCTCGATGGCAGCCATTTGCGCCTGCAGTGCTGACGCAGCTGCGCTGCCATCGTCATCACTGCCGTACTTCAGCGCTTTTCGTTTCTCAGGCTCTGGTCCGGCGCCAGGCAACAGCCCCGCCATCGCATCGGCGCCAGCCGCTGCTTCAAGCTCACGCCGTGTATCGATCCGTTTCAGGACCGCTTGCTCGAAGGTGTTGGCCGGCTTGTTCCACAGGTCGTCCAACTTCCGGTTCGCTTCGTCCACAACGGCATTGCGTTCCTCGAGCGCTTTCTTGATTACATCAATCGGATCGATGCCTCGGGCCAAGTTGAGAGCAACGCCGGCAGGAGTGGCATTTACCGCCGCCGTAGCCAGAAATTCGATATCGGCGGCGACCGCTTTAAAGCTTCCACCGATCGTGGACAAGATGCGAGGAAGGAGCACAGCGACGTCGATGACGCGTGCTAGGCCGACTGCGGTGTCGTCGGCCCAGCTGTCGATGGCGATCCCTGTCAACGCCTTCGATTCTTTGATCCCTTCGGAGATTCCGCCGGTGAAATCGGTCATCGCCGGCAGAGCATCTTTTACAATGGAGGTGACAAGCTCGTCGTACTTGACCTTCATGCGTCCGAGGTCATCTTGGTACGTAGCCGCTGCGGCGGCCGCCTCCGCGCTTTCACCTGCAAAGTCGTTGAGGCTTTCCGCGACGTCGTTCATGAACGGCAGCAGGTCAGCCGCCGATTTGCTGATCGCATCGGTTACAAGGGCGGCTTTGTTTCCGTCATCCTCGTACTCCTGCAGCTGGTTCGAAATCCGCACGAACGCCTCAGCCGGCTTCAGCTTCAGGATTTCATCCGTGGAGAGGCCAATCGCCTTCATCGCTTTCGCGAACTTGCTACCCTTGTCATCGGCAGTCGTCATGTTTTTGCCGAGCTTCACAATCGCCGCGTCGACCGTACCGACGTCCGTCCCGGTGAAGGCCGCGACCTTGCCCAGCTTCGCCAGGATATCGGCCGAATCGCCCGTCTTCTGGATCATGTCGTCGAGGCGCGCCAGGCCATCAACTGCCCGATTCACCTCGCCGACCAGGGCATCAAATGTCACTGCCGCACCGATGAAGCCCAGGACGGTCTTGACCTTATCGGCCGCCGCGTTCATGCGCGCCATCGCTTTTTCAGTCGCATCCGACGCGCGGCTCATGTCCGCTGTGAAGCGGGCGATGTTGGCCTCCAGGTTGACGACCAGCCGGCCCAAATCTGCCATCGAGTACTCCCAAAAAAATGCCCGCCCTATTGTGGGGGCAGGCCAAACATTGCTGCTCGGATCAGGTTGGACTGCGCTACTGGATCGTCGAGCAGCGTCGGCTCGGCGTCCTCCTCCACTTGGCCGGTCGCGCGCCAATGGATGAAGTCCTCCGGCTTGTACGGCTCGGGCCGCGTTTTCGGATCACGGTTCAGGTTCGCCAGCAGCGACGCCGCTGATCCGTGCCGCTCGTCCGCCACCAGGTCGCCGAACGGCTCGATCTGGTAGAACGCCATCCAGTAGGTGAACTCGGCCGAGTCGATCTCGGCCTGAGCTTGCCTTACGCTTTTTCCGAGCTGGAGGGCGAGCCGGAACCAGAATCGTCGCTCTGGGTGCTCGCGGAGTTTTTTGCGGCATCCGACACCGCGGTGCTGCCCATGCCGTTCAGGCGCATGGCGACTTCAGCCAGCACGTCGAGCGCCGGCGCGCTCTTTTCTTGCAGCGCATCCATGTCGTCGGCGGTGAACATGCGAGCGCCATTCTCGTCGACGCAGGTTGCCACCAGCAGCGCGGCGGAGACCTTGCCCGGCGCCGGCTTGCCGTCATCGCTTGCGATCACGGTACGGAACTCGTCACGCTCGGCGCCAGTCATCGTGCGCACGCGCACGGTGCCGCCCCATGCAGCCACAAACACGTCTTCATGCTTCAGGTCCTCGACGCCGAGGATCGCAGATTTATTCAGCAGTTTCATGTGTTCTCCTTATGCCCAGGTCACAGGACCAGAAATCTTGCAGTCGACCTTGCCCTTCAGGACGGCGTTGACGCCGCCGCTGGTCGGGATCGTTTTCACCAGGGCGCTGAACGAGGCCACGCTGGCGTCCGGCAGGGTCAGCTTGAGGCCGACGATGTTGCCGTTGGTGCGCGCCGCGCGCAGGGCGATCTGGCCGTTGTCGGTCTTCAAGGTCTTCATCTCGAAGCCGAACTTGCCCTCGTCCTTGATGCCCGACACGAATTCCTTCGCGGTTGAGTCCAGGTCGGTGGTGTCGAGCTCGTCGGCCGAGCCGTCGAAACCGTCGAAGGACAGCAGGCCGTTGACCTTGGTGTAGGTCTGGGGGGTGGCGGTGCCGCCCGAGGTGTAGCCCAGGCCGGTGCTGTCCAGGTCGTCGAGCGCGTAGGTGTTGGGGGTCACGTTCGACACGACGCGGGTGGTGCCGTTGATCGACGCCGCGATCGTGCCCACCACCGAAGCGAAGGAGACGACGTCGCCGTTCTTGAAGCCGTGCGCGGCGCTGGTCACGATGGTCGGGAAACCGGGTGCAATGCCGGTGATGGTCTTGGCGCCGCCGGTGCCGGTGGCGATGTGCAGCGTGCTGCCTTGTGCGGAGATTCCGGACATGTTTGATCCTCTTGGACGTAAAAAAACCCGCTGTCGCGGGCGGGCTTGGATGGGTAGTGCGGGTTACGGGTGGATGGTGGCGATGTCGAGCATCGTGCTGTGCAGCTTCACTTCGTGGTCGTAGCCGTCGAGCTCGAGCTGGATGATGTTGTCGACGCCCCACGTCTTGAGCGCGGTCTTGATCGCCTTCGTCTTCGCGTCGACCTCTGGCGAGCTGCCGTAGATGTCGATCTGGATCCGGGTGGCGGTCTCGTTGTCGTCGCCGCCGTTATCGTCGAGCGTAACACCCTCGACTGCAGCGACGCGGAGGAACCTGGCATAGGGCGCCGGCGCATCGTCCGGCACCACGTTGCGGTATGCCTGGCCGTCCATGATCGGATCGATCAGGGCCAGGAATTCAGCGAGTACGTCCATCAGCTTCCCCTGGCCGCGTCAGCGGCTTCTTTCTGGATGCGCTTGTCCAGCTCGGCGCCAATCTCGTCGACAGCGTTCTCTTTCTCGCTTTCGAACGCGGGCCGCATGAAAGGCTGCGCGGGCATCTTGGCCGTGCCGAACTCCTGGAACTTCCAGTAATACGAGTCCTTGTCCACGTTGCGCGCCTTGCCGGACATCCGGGATTTCTTGCCGCTGCGCGTGTACACCGAGTAGCTGGCAATGTTGTCGCCCGAGGTTTTCTCGCGCTTCTGCTGGATGTCCTTGCGCATCTCGCCGGTGTCGACCGGGGCCAGTTCGCGCGCCTTCTTCCGGATGACGGCCGCGCCCTTGGACGTCGCGGCGCGAAGGTGTTTGCGGCCGACCTTTGGGCCAAGCTCGCGCAGCTTCTTCGCCATTTCCGCGAAGCCGGTCAGGTTTTTGGTATCAGCCACGGTTGGCTCCTTTCGAACACATCAGTTTCAGCGAACCATCCTGCTGCTCGAGCACCGCCTCGATGTCGTAGATGTCGGCGCCGTGCACGATGCGCATGGAAGCGATGACGCCAGCGCGGCCGCGAATCTCCCACTCGGTCTGGACCGAGTTCTGCGTGCCGCCGGCAGCGACATACTGGCGCCCGGTCAGCTCGCGCTTTCCGGCCCAGACCTTGCCGTCGCCTGTCGTAAGGACGTTTTCCCAGACTTCAGTCGGCGCGCCGCTGGGGGTCTTGCCCTTCGCCAGCTGCTGCAGCGCCACCCGCTTATTCAGTCGGTGCGCGATCGTCATAGGGCGGGCACCCACAGGCCATCGAGCAGCCGGTTCACGAATACCGACGCCTGGGTTTCCTTGAACTCGCGCGCCGCCGGATCGAACATCTCGGTCAGGCGCGCCAGGATGTACAGCCTGACCGTGTCCGGCACCGTCGCGGCGGTCGGGCCGTAGCCAGCGGTGTAGTCGACCATGACCGCGTTGACGTGCGCCTCGGTGGCCGGCCAGGCCTTGCCGCGCGCCGGGACGATGTAGCCCGGCGTCGTCACCTTGTCGACGTAGTAGTCGGCCGGGTCGAGCGTGCGCATCACGCCATCGGGGTCCAGGTATCGCACTGCCTCGACGCTGAACGTCGGCGCGCTCAGCTGGATCGCATCCGGGAAGGCGTCGAGTGTCACGCGCATGCTGCGGTTGACGAACGACCGATGGGTCTGCGTCTCCGCCTCGGCGGTGATGCCGGCGACCCAAATCTTGATCATGGTGTCGAGCGAGGTGTCATCTCCCTCGATGCGCAGCGCATCTCTGGCCTCGGCCATCGTCAGCGCAAGCGCCACCGGCGCCGATACTTGTTCTTTGCTCATCGGTATGCTTTCTGTGTTGATGCCGGCCGGCTGCCTGTGGATAACTGGGCCGGCCGCGCCTGGCATTCCTGGCGCCGCGGCACGTAGCCGTTACCGGCCGGCGCGCGAGCAAACAGCCCACCCCCGACTGCGGTAGCGGTACCGATGAACGCGTATGCCGATACGCCAGGTGGCGCAGCCGTGGCCGGGATGCTGATCGTGCCGGTCGCAATCGCGTCGCGTACCGAGGTGGCGGCGGCAATGCCAGCCGGGGCACACGTGGCGCTGCCAGCGCCAGTAACGGCGCCAACCGAGGCCACCGAAGCGACCGCGCCAATTCCGATCTCGAGAACGGCAGTGGCCGGAACAGCCGTGCCAGCTGCAGCGCTGGGCTGCCCGACGCCTGCGCCCGAGGCGACACCGGCCGGTGCTGCGGCAGCCGCGCCGCTGGCCGCCGGCTGCGTGGTCGATGCCACTGCGACCACGCCAGCGGGCGATGCCACGGACGCGCTGCCCCCTGCTGCAGCGGCCACGCCAACCTGCGCCACAGCCGCGACGCCAGAAGGCTCAGCCATCGCCGCGACGGCGCCAACAGCAGATGCTGCGCCGACCAGCGCGCTTGCGGAGACGGCTGGCGCGGCAGCGACTGCCGAGCCGTGGCCCACGCTGGAGTTGGTGGCAACCGCTGCCGCAACTCCTGTCACGGCTGTTGCCGCCGCCCCGCTGGCCGCAGCAATGCCGACCTGCGCGCCGCTCGCGACGCCGGTGACGCCCGCAGCACCATCCGCCCCGCTCGCTACCTGCCCATCGTCGGCCACGAAGTTATCGATCCTGACCCGCGTGCCGGTCACGTTCGAGCCGAGCAGGCCCGGGAACCCCGCCGCCACGATCGTGCTCCCGTTGACCGGCCCGAGCAGCGGTTCGGGGCTGCTGTCCAGGTAAAGGCTGACCGCATTACCGGCCATGCCCATCTTGACGTTGATCTTCTGGCCAGCGACGTAGCTGCCGGCGACGCTGGCCAGCGTGCTGGCCACGTTGTTGACGATCCGGCGCAGCTGCCAGGTGCCGTTGGGGGCGACGCTACTGGCCAAGAAACGCGCTTGGTAATGGGTGATCGCCGAGGGCGACGCGCGGCCGATGACGCCTACCGCCGAAGCGTTGATCAGCGAGTCCAGCATCTCGATGTCGGCGCTGACGAAATAGTCTGGCGTCGGCGGAGCGGCATCGGAGCGGTAATAGGCAGCGGTGTTGGTCGTTGCCGTGGTACACGCCGATGCGCCATCGGGAGCGAAGATTAGCGCGCCGCTGATCCCGGGCTGCCTGACCCATGGCGAGTTCGACGCCAGGTCATCGCCCGGCGTGCCGTTGAGTGGGTCGCGAGCGAATTCGGTCATGGTCAGAGGGTGAGTTGCGTTTTGGTCGGGGTGACGCGGCCCTCGCCGGCCCGGCGCTTGATGGCCGCGACGATCGAGCCGAACGTGGGTTCGCTGTCGACGGCAACGCCGATGCCGCGCCGCGTCAGCGCCGCGCGCATGCCGGCCAGCTGTGCCGGGTCAATCTGCGCCACCGGCGTCTCCAGCGCGCAGGCCGGAAGCGCGTCGATGCGCGCGTCGCCGGCGAAGGCAGCCGTATCGCCGGTGCTGACCTCGACCACCGTCCAGGTGTTGAGCGGCCGGTTCGCGGCGTCGTCCCAGGGAATCTCGCCGGCGGCGCCGACGGGGTAGTCGGAAGTCGCTGGACGGAAGTCGCCGCCAGAGTCGGTGCCATCGCCGATGATGGTCGCAATGAACAGGGTCTTCATAGCTACCCGCTTAAGCGATCCGGATGACGGCAGTTGCTGCGGCCGGCGCCGGGAGGGCGACAGCGAACGTTCCATTGGTCGACGTGATATCGGCGCCGAAGTCCAGCACCGCCTTGACCTTGTTGCCGTTCGTGGTGTCGACGATGGTCATGCCACGGGCAGTGATGGTCGAGTTCGGCCAGGACGGGTCGGCGAAGTCCATGATCGCCACGTCGCCGTCGAGCGCCTGCGTGATGCCCGTCAGCGTTTTGCCGCCTGCGGTGTAGCCGGTGCCGGATGCTTCGCCGGCGGCAGAATACGTTTCGGTGGCCTTGCTCAGCGTGGCGGCGCTCGTGTAGAGCACGGCCTTGTAGACGTTGCCTGGGGGGCAGCCGGCGATCAGCGCGTCCAGCTTCGCCTGGTTCGGGAATGCGGCGGTAATGGCCATGTGATCCTCTACTTGTTCTCGTTCAGCCGCTCGCAGATCACCGCGACCAGCTGTTCATCGGTGCGGCCGTCGACGTCTTCCGGAAAGAGGACGGCCCGGCCGCGTGTGGTTTCGACCGGGTAGCACCAGGCGCCCGGGTCGGCCGCCCACTCGCGCAACTTAGCGAGCAGCGCGGTGGTGGCCGGGCCGATCATTCGGCCGGCGTACTGGCGTCGGCCTTGCCGGCCTTCTTAACCCAGCCTTCGTCGATTGCGACCTTGATCAGGTCCGCGTCTTCGGTTTCGATGACAGCGCCCTTCTCGAATTGCTCGATCTCGACGCCGCGGTGCGCCCAGCTGAAGTCTTTGATTGCGGTGAGTTTCATGTGCTCTCCAAAGCAGAAAGCCCCGCGAACGGGGCCTCCTGTGGGTGGTGGGTGGGTTACGCCGCGGCGATTTTCAGCAGCTTGATCGCCTGGGTGTTGCGCAGCTTGCCGCCCACGCGCTTGCGCACGTAGAACTTCACGAAGCCCGGCGTGGTGATCTCGTCGCGGGTGATGCGCATGCCCACGCGATCGCAGATCAGGTAGCCTTCCTTGAAGTCGCCGAAGGCCAGCGGGAACGAGTTCGCGGCAATGCCTGGCATGTCTTCGGCTTCGGTGATGCCGTAGTTCATGAAGGTCGCCGGCTGGCCTGCGGTCAGCGCAGGTTGCCACATGTAGTTGCCGTTGCCGTCCTTGTACTTACGCAGAGCGGCCAGCACCAGCTTGTTGGTCAACCACTGCGCGTTGTTGCGATAGCGGGCGCGCAGCGCGTAGACCATGTCGTAGAACATGTCCGTGTTCGTTGGCATTGCTGCGGCTTGGCCGGAAGCGAAGTACTGCAGGGTGCCGAACGCACGGCCGCTGTCACCGGTGGCAACCGGCGCTGGGCCGCCCAGGATGCCGGTCGGCTTCTTGAGGCCGTTGCCGAGGATGAACGCAGCGCCCTCGCCGGCCGCCATGCTTTCCGACGCGGAGCTGGTCAGCCAGTCTTCCACGTTGAAGAACAGGTCATCGAGCGATTCTTCCGACGCCTGCGGCTTGGCCGATGCCATACCGAAGGTCGGCATGACTTCCTGCAGTTCCGGCGTATTCGTCTGATTGCGGGTGTCGGTTTCGCCCACCCATTCGAAACCTGCACCGCCAATGTCGAACAGTTCTTTATAGTCGGTGGTGCCGACCTGGCGAACGGTTGCGATCTGGCGGATTGGCGAAATGTCGACCGACAAGCGCGCGATCGCGCTCTCGATGAACTCTGGCAGCGCATAACCGCCGGCGGCGCCGCTGGTGGTGGTGGTTTGGGCAGCCCGGGTTTCACGACCGTCAGCCGTACGCTTCGCTTCCAGCGCTTTGTAGGTCTGCTCGAGGCGGGATTTGCGTTCGGAATCCTGCGGGGCGCGCACCCAGTCGAAGAACGCGTTGCGGTGCTCGACCGTCTCCTTCGACTCATCGTTGCCACGGCCGCCGCCGCTGAACGCGCCCGGGCGCGCCAGCTTGGTTTCCATCTGCTCGAGGCGGCCTTTCTGCTCCGACATCGACGAAATTGCCTCGTCCATGCGCGCCAGCTTGGCGTCCAGGTCGGCGGTCGACTTGCCGGCCTTGATGGCTTCGATACGCTGGTCGTTGGTCTGCTTGTACTCGGTGAAGGCCGTATTGATCTTGTCGATCGCTTCGGCGACCGAGCGCAGGGTTGGCTCGTCGCGCTTCTCGTACACGAGCGAGTCGGCCTTGGCCTGGAACGCAGCGAAGTGAGCTGCCATCGTGATGGCCATCAGCGTGGCCACGTTGCGGGTTTTGTTCATGGGTTCTTTCAGGAAGTGAGGGATTGGAGCAGCCGGTCAGCTGCCTTCAGCGCCGCAGCAGCCTCATGAGCGTCCCGCTCATCCAGGGCGATGCGTTTGACCTCGGCGATCAGCGCCTTGGCCGCGTCGGCTGAGAAGCCTGCATCCCGCAGGGTCTGCTCAGCTTGACGAATGGTTTTGATGCCAGCGACGTCGGCCGCCTTGACGCCGGTGATGCGCGCCGCTTCGTTGGCCGGGAAGGTAACCAGCGACACTTCCCACAGCTCGACCTCGGTGAGCGTGCGCACGTCGGTATCCCGGTCGTACGCCCACTGTTTCGAGACGAAGCCGATCGACAGGCCGTTGAGCGCGCCCATCTTCAGGAGCGCATACGCTTCGGCGCCCTTGGCGGTTTCGAGCGCCAGGCGGCCTTTGATGCGCAGGCCCTTGGCGTCTTCGACCATTTCGAGCCAGACGCCGATCGGCGCCGACGCATCGTGCTGCCACAGCATGGCCGGCATGGTGCCAGCGGTCTTGTGGGCCTTAAGCGATTCCGCATAGGCGCCGGGGGCGATCACATCGTCGTAGGAGTCGCGCACGCCGAAAACCGAGCCGTAGCCCTCGATCGTTCCATCGTCACCGACGGCTTTCAGCTGCAGCACATAGCTGCGCACCTCGCGGCCGCCGGCGCCGTGCTTGCGCTCCAAGACCGGCGCCGCCGGTTGTGAAGGGAGCGTCGGCGCCTGGCGCTCCGGCGCGCGCGGCAGCGCGGCCTGCAAGCTACGAGCCAGCGCGCGCAGTGGGGGTTTCTTCATCGTCGATTCCTTGTTTGCCACCGCTCGACATATTCATCGGCGTCAGCGGTTCGTCGAGGCCTGGAAGCGGGTCCATGCCTTCTCGTTCTCGAATTTCATTACGTGTGTAGACACCCAGCTCGATCATGGTGCGCGCCCATTGCGCTCGAGCAGCCATCGGCCCTTCGGTCAAATATCTGGTGTCGAACTCGGCGAAGAGTGGACCATCGCCGTCGAGCAGCATCTCGTCGGTGCGCTGAGTCCAGGCGGTGTGCCAGGGCGCCAGCGTATGTTTCACGTGCGCAGCAAAGAAGGCTTCCGAGCTGGCGAACGTCGCCGACTTATCGCTGTGGCCCACCATGATCGGAAAGACGGCATAGCCGCGGCAGATCTCCTCGATCTGGAGCCGGCGGGTTTCGACGTGCTGCGCATCGACGCCGGTCTGTGCGGTTGGCGTCCACTTAGCATCGTTGTCCAATACCAGGGGGTCGCCGGTCCGAGAACTTCCAGCGAAGCGCTTGATCCATGCCGTCATGCGCGTGTGCTGTTCTTCGGTCAGGACCTTGTCAACTGTGTAAACGCCGCTCGGGCGCAATCCGTTCTTGTGCATCGCGACTTGACTTTGCTCGGTGGCCATAGCCAAGCCAATCGCGGATCGCGCCAGCTTTACCGCATCCAGACTTTTCACCCAGTCCCACTGCACGCCGTTCAACAAGAAGACATCGTCCGGGCTGAACGTGCCGATCAAGCCGAATTCGTCCCAGCACCGATAGACCAGTTCGTAGCGCGAGACGCGCTGGACATCCCAGCGGCCAGGCTCCACAGGGATCAGTTCGCGGATCCGGTTATTCGGCCCGCGGACTTTGATCGACAGGGCCGCACCGGTAAGCGCGGCGTGGATCGTCATCTGGCGGCGCCACTCGAACGACGTCTGCCACTCGTTCGGCCGCCGCGATAGCAACCGGTATTCGGGGATTTTGACCGCGCGCTCACGCGTGCCGTCGCTCTTCTCTTCGAAGACTTCGAACTTCGGAGTAGCGCAGCCGTCGGCGATTACCTTCACGCACGCCAGCACCGTCGATACTTCCAGGGCGGTGCGTGCATTGACGTGCACACCGGCGATCATGGCGCCGCCCCCGCCGTCGATCAATTTCATGATCTCGGCATCGGTGCGCGGGGCTGACTTGCGCCCCAGGATTCGGTCGAAGAATTTCAAGGTGTATCCCAAAATGATGTGGCGGGCTCTTGTCCGCTAATTGCACGGCCGACGCCCATAATCGCGGCCACTGGACCGTCGATCTTTTGCTCGGGCTTTTCCTTGCGCGGGTAGATGTTGTCCTTGGCATCCAGCCGGGCTACCACGTTGGACATCATCCAGGTCAGCATCGGATTGCCGTCGTGGTGCACGCGGCCGGCCTTGATCGCGCTCTCGAGCTCCTTCATCGGGAGCGACATGTTCTTCACGATCTGTTGGTACTCGACGGCGGCGACGCCGTTCTTGATCAGCCGCTGCTCCAATTGCGCAGCGCGGTACGGGTCGAAGACGACTTCGTCTGGACCGTACTCAGCCACCAGCGCGAGCATGTCTTCCTCGATTAGGTCGAAGTCGATCTCGGCGCCATCGTGCTGCTGCAGGAAGCCTTCGATCACCCACTTGCGGTAGGCGTTGGTGTTCTTTTCCGCGTTCTCGATAGCTGCCTCCGGGAGGTAGTAATCGCCGAACAGGTAGAAGTGCTGCTTCCCATCAATGACGCGCACGAACATCAACATCAACACGCACACGTCCGATCGGCTGGCCAGGTCGAGCGTCAGGTAGCAGCGTTCGCCCTTGAACTGCTCGCGGCTTAGCGTGCGGTCCGCACACTTCGCCCACTCGAGCATGTTCAGCCAGGCCGACTTGGCCGAGCACCAGATGTTCAGGTGCTTCGTCTTGAAGCGGGTCTGCTTCGATGCGCTCTGCTTTGCAAGGCGCTGCTGGTCCAGCAGGAAGTCCTCGTCGACGGAGATGCCGAAGTTCGGATTTGCCTTGCGCAGCGCCGCGGCGCTGGTCCAGTCGTCGCCCTCGTCGATCGTATAGATCAGCGCGAACAGCTCCGGATCGTCCAGCACGCCGTCGAGCACCTTCTTGGCGTCCTGCTCCTGGTCGTAGCACGGGCCTGCGATATTGAAACCGGCCGTCGTGATCATTAGCAGTAGCGGCTGCTCGCGCGCGCCCATGCCGGTTTCCATGGTGTCGACCAGCTCGGACGTGTCGTGCTCGTGGTATTCGTCCACGACCGCACATGACGGCGAGGCACCGTCGCCAGGCTTGCCGATGACTGGCTCGAAGCGAGAGCCGTCGGCCGGAACCAGCAGGGCTTTCGCCCATACCTCGGCGCCCAGCGCTTGCTGCAGCTGAGGCGTCCGCTCGAGCATCTGCTTGGCTGGGCGGAATACCTCCCAGGCTTGCTTTTCGGTAGTCGCGCCCGAGTAAACCTCGGCGCCGAACTCGCCGTCGACCGAGAACATATACAGACCGATGCCCGCGCCGATGATCGACTTGCCATTCTTTCGCGGCACAGCGAAGTAGGCCTTGCGGTACCGGCGCCTGTCGTTCTTCTTGATCTTCCAGCCAAACAGCGAAGCGAACGCGAAGCACTGCCAAGGCTCCAGGGTGATCGTCTCGCGCTTGCCTGCCCATTTGCCCTTGGTATGGGGCATCAGCGAGAGGAACGTGCAAATCTTATTGGCCGCGTCTTCGTCGAAGTAGTACGGGAACGCCTTCCGTCGACTGGCCTTCAGGTCATCCAGGTGCCGCTTGCACGCGAGCTTGACCCACTTGCATGCGACGGTTTTCCCCTTGACGACTGCTTGCGCGTATCCCAGTGCTGTGCCGACGAAGTCCGCCGGCATGATCAGTGCGCCTTTTTCGGGCCGCCCATCATGGCCGCGAACGGGTTGGCCGGCGTGTCCTTCTGCGCGGAGACGCGCGAGCGATCAGCCGGCGTCATGCCGAGCACCGCCAGGGCAGTACGTATCTGCGCAACCTGAGCGGACGTGACATCCGAATCCGGCAGCGCGCGGAACTGGGCGATCAAGCGCGACGCCAGCTCGACTGCCATTCGGTCAGTCGCCTGCAACACGTTCGCCGGCAGCACGCCAACGATCTCGGCCCACACAGTCTTTTGTTTGGCACTGAAATATTTTGGCGGTGTCGGATCGAAGGCGCCGGCCTCAAAGTCCTCGCGGCGGCGGGCCGGATCCTTGTCGAAAGCACCCCGAGCCTCCAGCGCCGCCGAAGGGGTTCGGGGTTTGGGCATGCTGTCGCTCCTGAAAGTCTGAATTGCGGATGTAAAAATGAATGTACTCGGACGGTCTAGAGCGAAATTGCCCTAGAGAATTAACCTCCCCCTCCCCTTTCGGCCTTGGTTTTGGCCGCATGGCAGGGTGTACATGCGCTTTGGAGGTTGGTTTCGTCGTCGATCTCGGTGTCAGTCCAGCCCTTTTCGCGAGCTGCAGCCTTGCTCACCACGTGGTCGACCTCGCGCGCAACGAAGCGGCACCCAGAGCCTTTGATCTGGCAAAGGCCTTTATCGCGCTTCAGCACGCGCTTGCGCAGCTGCTGCCATGCATAGTCATAGCCGCGCTCAGCGCTGGTGGCGCCGTCGTGCGAACGGTTCCAGCCGGTCTTGAGCTGCTCATGCTTGGCGCAGTAGCCGGGCGCATCGATCAGCGCGCCGCATCCGCCCTTGCGGCAGATCGTCTTCGGGCGCGCGACCATCAGCGGCGCTTCTTCTTCCGCGCCGGCCGCTGTGGCGCGCACGGCAGGAGCTGCGCGATCTCCAGCACGGTCATGCCGACCTGGCCCCAGCCCTTAGCGCGCAGCAGGCGCTTGGCCTCGCAGCCATCGGCGAGTAAGTTGCACACGTCGGTCAATGCTTCGGGCTTGTTCACCGGGTAGCACATGGCTGGCCGGTCGGCGACCACGCTGCGAATGATCTGGTCACGGTACTGTTCAGCGAGCGGCTTCATGGCGCCTCCAGATCAGCAGGGATGCGAAAGAGCCGTGCGATGTCTTCGGTGGTGGCAGTGGCGCGCCAATCGCACAACAACAGGCGCGAGGTGCGCTTCATGAACTCGGCATGCGCGTCGTTCGTGCGCTTGCGCATCCAGGCATCGAAGCCGAGCACCTCGACTTCCGTTGGGGCAAGCGCCGGCTGCGGGGCGGCTACATGGGCCAGACTGATCCCTGCGTCCAGCACAAGCACCTTGACACCGCTCGGCAGTCCAGCGCGGCAGGCGTCACGGATGTGCTCGCGCTGCACGTCGGTCAGTCGACCGGGCACAGACACGACAATGGCATCGCCGGCAGATGGGCGTAGGGCCTCAATGCGTGTTTGCAGATCGCTCATACGGGCCTCTCGATTGCCGCCTGTTCGCGGCTGATCTGCACCATGAAGCGCAGCCAGATGATTTCGGACTCGACGCTCATGCGGACCTCGGAAATAGAAAAGCCCGCGGTCCTTACGGAGGCGGGCTTAGGGCTCCCATGCTATCTGCGTGGTGAGCTATAAAGAGAGCCCCACCGTGCTCGGAAGCAGAGGACGGGGCCATATTGAAAGGTTAATCAGTACGGACGTGCGACAGCATCAAAGGCTGGGGACTGTCGCGAGTTCCGGTTATCGGTGGCGCGGCGCGCACATTACGAGGCCGGAAGAATGAAGGCCTTCAGTTTACACGAATTGCTGGGCATTTGCTCAACAATGCAGCACATTTAATCGCAACCGGACACAGCGCGCAACTTGGCGCCGGCGCGGGCGGCGTGGCTGTCAACGATGCTGTGCAGCTCGCTGACCATGTTGAGCGTGTGCTCACGGACGAAGCCAGCGGCCATGGCCAGTTCGGCCTTGCCGGTGCCTGCGCATGACTTACAGGTGCGGCTCTCAATCACGCCGGTGCCGCCGCATGGCGCGCAGTTTCCGTCCAGCCAGTGGGCCAACGAATGCTCGGCCACCTTGCGATACAGCTTCTGTGCGGCGTCGGCATCCCAGGCGGTATTCTCCGGCACCCAGCGCCGCGCGCGCCCGCGCTTGATCACTTCTGCAGTCCACAAGCGCAGCAGCTGCGCAAGGTTGCCGGCGTTGCCTTCGAAGACCTGGCGCGCGAGCGGATCGGCGAACTTTACGCGATGCAGCAGCGCCCCCAGATCGCCCGATACCTCAGCAGCAGCAAAGGCGGCGGCGAGCAGGGGCTCGGCCTGGTGGTGGCGCTCGTCGTCCTTGAGATTCGTAGCGCTCAAAGCGTGGACATAACGATCTGCGAATCCCATGGTAACTCCTCTATATAGACCTGCTGAGGTTACCATTCGCACGGGAAATTAATGCCTGTTCCGAACTTTTCCAAATGACAATATGTCGTTGTTCAGCACATCTTAGAACTCCTCGACGGCCCAGCCGCCGCCCTCCTTTCTCGGCTTCACCTGGATCGCGAGGAAGCGCATCGGGTACATGTCGGCGGCGATCTTGATCTTCGCCCGCGCATCGTCCTGCCAGTAACCCTTCACTTCGTGCATCTCCAGCGCGCCATCAGCCAGCATGACAGCGAAGTCCGGACTGTAGAACGTGTTGTCCGCCAAGCGCAGTTTGATCCCTTCGAACTTGTACCAGGCCACCTCGCCTGCCGCGCGGCGCGCCTCCAGCGTCGCGCAATAGGCCTGCTCGGTCTTGTTCATGGCGCCGGTCTTGAGGCGGCCCAGCGCCTGGAGGGCTTTCTTCGCAGTCATTCGATGCCCTTTGGCGGTGCTGCGCATTTCGACTGCGCCACCAGTCGAGCACCGAAGAATTCCACCTTCTCAGCGTCGTACACCCCATCTTTGTAGCCCTTCTTCGACAGGCCCAGGTTTTGCGCGGCGGCGCGGCGCCAGAGGGCCTTAAAAGCATTCCCCTCAGCGTAGTTCATACCCAGCGCCTCGATAATGTCATTGCATTCCGCAACGTACGGCGGGAGATCGCGGCTCGTCGGCTCTTTGATCTCGACCCGGTAGTAGGACACCGATCCGCCCGTGTATTCCTGCTGAAGGTGCGCCGGTGGCGGCGTGGCCTGTTTGCTCATCTCATCCTTTCGTTTCGTTTTTTGTACTGACTTGGTTGGCGTGCTGCTTGTCGATCCACACCTGGCGCGCTTCCCGGCCGGCCCAGTCCCGGCTGAACCGCCGGCACGCCTTGGTGCTCCAGGCGAGGAACGGATTAATCAGCGGGGTGAAGGTGGCGTCGTAGCCCATGCACCGGCCCAGGCCCACCCGGGCATGCTCCGGGTAGCCCTTCATCTTGAAGTGCGTGCACTGGGCGCAGATGTCGCCCGCCGGCGTGGTCATGCAGCCCTCGGCGGCGGCGCCGGGCGGATCAGGGCCTTGAGGTTGAGCCCGGCCGGCATCATGCCGCGCTGCTCCTGCGTGTTTGCCGCGTCGGCCGTGGGCCGGATGCGCGCGGGCGGCGCCGGCGGCTTGCCGCCGTTGTCGATCGCCTCGCGGATGCGCGCCTCCCAGGTCGCCGTCGATTCACCGATACGCGCGGGACCGACGCCCACCTCGTTCGCCTTGGCCAGCTTTGCCGCCTCGCTCGTCCACCATGGTGCCGTGGCGGCCGGCTTCGGCGCGACTGCGGCATCGCGCTGGATCGTCAGCCGGTCCCAGTGCTCGCGCAGCTTCGTTGGGCTGAGGATGTTCCCGCGCCAGAAGGGGATGGTGTGCGCCCACTGCAGCAATTCGCACATCTCACGGTGCGTGCGGTCGTCGCGCTCGCGCATCAGGCGCACCTCGTTGGCCCAGGCCTTGAAATTCGGTTCCTTGAACTTGGGGGCGGTGTTGAGGATGGCGCCGTACAGCCAGCGTGCGCACTTCTCGTCATCGTCGTTGGCCTGACGCGGCGCGCGCGGCGCCTTGGCTTTCGTCGCGCGGTCGGCAGCGTCCAGCAGCTCGATCAGCGTCGCCGCGTCGACCAGCACCGCCGGCATGGTCTCAGCCATCTGGCGCAGGGATGCACGGTCAACCATAGGCCACCTCCCCCGCCTGTTTCTGCTTCAGCTGCCACTTCGCCCACTCGCCCGCCACCCAGGTCACGCCCTTGGGGGTAAAGCGCGCGGCGTTGTAGGCGTGGCCGCTGACCTGGGCGGTGC